TTCTGCCGCAGATAGAGTTGGCACACATATCTTACAGTCATCAGGTATCGTAAGAACCTCGATGTTGACAATCCTCTCTTGTGCCAACTTGAATTTGTCTATCGAGACTTTCGGAAGTGTTGATTCTTCGAACACACCATCTCGGGCACGAATACATTTGGCTGCGATTTCCATCTTGTGATCAACTTGGCCAAAGAGTTCTCGGGGTTGGGATAGTGTTACTATCTCATAGAACAAGTTACCATATAAGACGAAATCCCCTTCCTGAACCTGCAAATCCTGATCTTCCGTTAGTCTTCTCTTGTGGAAGTTGATAGTAATGCTCGATCTTCTATCAATACCAAGATTCGTAGTGTTTGTCGTGTCCCCTTCCCAGGAGATTAAAGCATTTACTTTTATCGGGGATAGGAAGTTTTTGTGGATCGCCTCGCCATAGAGCGGATGATAGTTCGTGTGCTTCATGCTCACAGGGTAATAAATAATCCCCTGTCCAATAACTCGCTCTATGAGTTCGTCATTGACTTGCTTGACTAAATTCCTTTCCGCCGCCCCCAGAAACATAGGAGGAGGAGGATTGGTTGGTTGTGTCCAAGTAATATCTTCTGCCACTGCCTATACCCTCTATCCTGTGTAAATTGTCATTGGAATGTGTGCTTGCAAATTCTGGGTTGATTCCATCATTTCTGCATCAGTGGCAACCAACTTATCGTAAGTCATCTCAGCTAGGACTGTCTTCAATTCCTCTCTCAGTGCAGTTTGCTCTTCCTTCGCTTGAGACAAGAGTGCGTCGCCGTTTAGTGTAACAGACTCTCCTGGGATTGGTATTGTCGTAAACTTGTTCCTTATGAGTCCCAACATTTCCTTACAAAGAGATAGGGCGAATCTTCGGATCCATTGCTTTCCTATTGAGTTGATGTTGGTATATGGAATGTTGGCGAACGGGAGGGTGTTCATATTGTTGACACCCGTAACACCTGTATCAAGACCTGCGTCGTCAAAAAGAGGATCTGTATCTATTGTGAATTCAAACCAAACCTTTGTTACCCAATCCGTGCCTGGTACAGGGTATAATCTAATCTTGTTGTTTCTTATCTCGTAAGAGTAGTGAGAAGTTCGTGTGCTGAGAGCAGCCTCATATGCCATCGCTTGGAGTTTGTTTTGCCATACGGGAACTACTTGCCAAGTGCTGTCGTCGGAATATTGCCCATAAGTGCCGAGATTCCCTATTGTGTTTATGCCGCCATAATATCCATAGAACCTCCAGAAAGAACGTGGAGATTTATAGAACACCTTTTGGATATTCGCCTTCTTACCCACATCTACACTGGCATACGATACTCCGCCTGCGGCAGCACTAGACGAGATGATAGACTGTAGGTCGTAATCTTGTACACCATCCACGATATCGATAGAGGCGGAATAGAAAGTCGCAGTGCCGCCCACCTGTGCCTTCTCAGAGGCAGCCGAAGCGAGTGCGTTAGCATATCCTAAATCAAAACGCGGATATCTTAACTCTGCTCCCGTACCACTCAATTGACTGAGGAGAGCTCCTGCTTGTAGTTCGCCGTCGCTGTCGAAGGTACCGGTTGCTTGGCCCATCAGATTGGATAGGGTATTCTTTGATTGGTGAATATTGACTATATACGAATATTCTAATACTGCCTCTTCGTAGGCGGCATAGACATTATTCGCGGTAAGTTCAATGTCGAGTACATCGCCGCCGAGTCTCCGATAAGTGAATGCCACTTGGTCAACTGCACCTGAAATGAAATCAGCACTAGTGTATACCCCGAAGGGCAACGATCCAGTAACATTCGCTTTGACGCCGACTGACGGCAAGATAATAGCACTTACGGTTGAAGATGGTGATAAAGTAGGGACTGCCACATTGTTTCCTCCAAAGGATTACACCTATAAATAGTCAGAAGACAAAAGAAAAGAGCCTCCGAAGAGGCTCTTATCTTTTTTATATTGTCTCGCTAATCTTATCCGAGAAGATCAGTCACAACAACAAGTCCGTACATGTCCGGTCGCACCATCTTCTTGGCATACCGAGTCATCACACCTTTGCGAGGCACGAAGTCTTCAGTACCGAAGATAGTTGGTGTCGTTTGGAGGGGCACATAAGGAGCATACACATATCCACTTTCGAGGAATGAATTTCCTTTACGCCCAACCAGGACAACATTTCGTGGGAAGTATGGATCAACATAGACATCCCATTTCTTGGAAAGACTACCGACATTCACAGCACCCGTTGTTCCTCGATCATCATCGTGGGTTACGGTTGCTTTGAAACCAGCAGTAAACTCAAGAAGGTTGGAAACTTCAGGTCCGCAAACCAAGAAGTTCGCTCCACCTCGCAACGTTTTGCGATGGATTTGAGCGGAAACATCATTGATAGTCTCCAACAGTGTCTCATACCATTCAGACACAGTACCCGTGAAATCCGCTCCTAAAAGCGCCTCATTGGCAGATGTGCTAATTGGTTGTCCAGTTGACTTGTTGAGAAACTTTCCAGGTCGTCGTGACCAGTATTGCGTACCAGCAGTCGCTCCCTTGAGAAGATCTTCCAAGATTTCTTGGTCAATCTCAAGAGCGATTTGCTCAGAAAGAATGCTCGTTAGTTCCACTTCAGCATCAAGATTATGATATGCATTCAAATCTTGACCCAATTCTGGAGTCCACTTCGCTTTCAACTTCTTGGTTTGTGCTGTCACTGCAACACTGTCAACCTTGATGTCGATTTCTGGAATACTAGCATTGTCTTCCAGTCCCCACGCATTGGCTCCTATAACAGATCCAATGGCGCCGCCACCGGTAAAGTTATCTACTTCAACGTAAGTAGTGGCAGAAACGCCGGCAAATGCCCCGTCTAGCAAGTTACTACTTTCAGATCCAGATGCAACATTTACTACCAAAATAGTCGTGTCAGATGCACCACTTAAGGAAGTCAAGCGTCGTGCTTGAACCCCGTCGGTCAGACCGGCAATCGTGATACTAACCAAGTCATCCAAATTGAGCTGGGCCAGTTCAGTTGTCGTGTCCACGCTACGAATGGCCACGGCCGTGCCAGAAGCAATATCTGGATCATAACGAACCAACTCCTCGCATAATTTATCAGCTGCCAGTGGGCCGCCGATAGTGCCCGAAGTAAACGCCGTAAAGGTAACGGCTGCATCGGATCCCGTTGGGGATGCGTAACCGTTATTCAAGTTGTAGAATGATTTCGAAATATCATCGCCAACAAGAGATACGCCACCAGTAATCTGGTTAGCGACTGCGCCACCACCATATACTGAGTCGCCGAGCTCGTCGCCTAATCGTGCTCGATCCTTGGTAAAGTCCAAGAAGAAGATAAGACCACTAGGTAGACTCATCGGTTGGACTGATACCAAATCATTGGCAATCAATCCTGCGAACACACGTCGCACAATTGGAAATGCAACCGCTGCAAATCCTTCAACATCACCAGCTGACATGCTGGATGATTCGCGAAGAAGTTCCTTCGCTTGGTTTTCTAGTAAACACGCCATGGTGTTCTTTTTGGCCTCGTTTCCAAGTCCCTCTAAAAGTCCAGTCTTTTCCCATTTCTCAACGAGAGAATGACTTTCCCTTTGAAGATCCCTTTCAACGATGCCTTCTGTTAGTTTTTCTAAAATAGACATATTGTTTTTCCTCCTTAAATGATAAGCTAAATGCCTGCAAGTTTCTTCATCCTATTAGAATAGGAATCTGTCTTGCTTTGTTTTTTTTCTGTTCGTTTAAACATTGTAGCGCGATTATTTGATACTACTTCGCTTAGTGATTTTGGACCGTCATCAGATGATGATCCCACTGCGCTTTGAAGGGTTTCAAATACCGCTTTCGCCGTTTCAACAGAATCAGCATCGTTAATAGACTCGACAATTTTCATCTTTTGTCGCTCATTCAAGGAGTTGCTACCTAGAATTTGATTCGTATAAATTAATTTCGCATTAGAAAGATTTACACTCTCTAATGTGTGTGAAAGTTTTTCCAGAAGTGTTCTAAATCCCTTGTTTTCTCCAAGGAGTTTATTCTGGTTTTCTTTTAAAGTCGTATTTTCTGAGATGAGGTTCTTGTTTTCTGCAAGAACTTTGGAGTTTTTCTTTGATAATGTAGCATTATCTCGTAACACCTTCTTCTTGGATTCCCGAAGGGCGATATGCTCTGCTTCCTTCTCGCCGGAATCTTCTTCTAATGTGGCGGTGGCAGCTGCTGCTTCTGCTCCCTCTTCATCTGCTTCTCCCATAATATCATCCAACTCGAACATCACTTCATCTTCGTCTTCTTCTAGGGTGACTTCCTCTTCCAATGCCGGTGGGAGAACCTCTTCTGGTGTTGGTTCCGGCATCGGGGATTCATCGCCATCAGCTGCTTGCATCATATTTTGTAGATCATCAAAATCAATCTCAATTGCTTCTTCTTCCTCTGGGCACGGGCATAGTTTTTCGCCATCAGTAGCTGCCAGCGGTATTTGATCCCCGACATCTGGTCCAATCGCTACTTCTTCTTCGCCACCAATTGGGGCGCCCAGATCGAGTTCTTCTTCATCTTGCTCCAGCATATTATCAACTGCCTCTTTAATTTGCCGAGAGTATTTCTCGACGACTGTTGCTTCGGCATTCTTAAGCGCAACTTCTTTTAGCGCATTAGCGTCAATGATTGCTTGTTCTAGCATTTTATTAGACATATTCTTCTCCCTAGAAAATAAAAAGATCTTTCTCCCAGTAAATAGTAACAAACTTCACTAAAATCTATGTTTATTACCTATTATCTGTAATCGTGCCCAAAACTAATCACTCTTACTACTGGCTACCAGAAGCAGAGGCGATAACAGAAGCATGAACATACTCCTCTGAGACAGTATGGGTGGTATTAGCATCGATATGATCCGTCATTCCAGTAGAATCGTCAATTTCAAACGATTCTCCACACGAACAAAGAAATAACATTTTAGTAGCCATTATGGAGCCCTCACAAATTCAAGTGTAATCCACATTCTATTGCCTACACCTTGTGCTGTACCGCTCGTGCCTGTAGATTGGCAGCGAAGGCGAATAACATCAGTGGCGGCAAGTTGAACTAAGAATGTGGCAGATAAACTAGCAGTGTCATCAGTATTATTACGAGTATAACCACTGGCACGGGATGGAACTATTTCGGTAGTATTCTGCTCGACCCAGCCATCACAAGTTCTACGGGCGTTCGCAGTGGTGTCGAAGAAAATACTATAACTTATCCGATAAATACCTGCGGTGTCAATGGTAATGTTCTCGCCCGAACGAGTATAATTAGAGTCTTCAAAGTCGTTCGCATTGAGAACCACCGTTGTCGCACTTGTGGCAATGGTTAGGTTTCCCGTTTGTCTATACTGAGCGATGTTTGCCGTTCCTCCACCAGGGATAGTTATAGTTGCTACTCCTGATCCTCCGTCCGCTGCTGTGACTCCAGCACCTACAAAATTCAAATTGCTGTGTGGGGTGTTTGGAATGTTGGCTCCTTCATCCTCAACAGTAATCGTGGTGCCAGAACCCGCTGGACCTTGAGCACCGTCGCTCCCCGCAGGACCAATAATGCCGTTAGACCCGATAGCATATATGGTCAATCCCACCCCACCTGCAACAGTAGTATAATTGGCAGCTCCACTCGTTACTTGGCCACGAACACGAAGGACATCCGTGGGTGCCAATGTGATAATGGCACTTCGACCAGCAGTGCCATTGTTTTCCGCTCCATGTTCAGTCCAATATACGACCTCTGCGCGGGTTGCGCGAACCTCAGATCCGTTTAATTCAAGCCATAGATCGCAGATCCTGTTATCTCCGCCAGTTTCTCCAAATGTCACATCATATCGAACCACATAAGTACCGCCAGCATTAGCCTGGACAGTAACTTGGTCGCCAGATAGGGCAAATGCCGCCCCAAATGATCCATCGCTATTCTGCCGCACAGTATCAAGTGCTAGTGTCGTAGGAGATGTACCAACATCTGTGGTACCAGAGTCATAAAAGTCGCCATAAAGAGGAAACGTCGAAACAAATGTTTCTCCAACCGCTATTGAACCTGACTGTGTGAAAGTTACACCATTAACTGATAGTATCACGTTGCCGGCAGTGATGTATGCCAGTAACTCACTATCAGATTGGATTTCCATCTCTGATGCATAATCTGTGAGAGTGACTTCACCAGGGGAAGCGGGGAGACTGCCGGAAGGAACAGGCAGCTGCTCAAGTGTCAGCGGGGATCCTGTTTGATTTTTTGCTACAATGACTGTTGACATATTATACCCTCCACTTAATCCTTATCCACCCTAAAACGTTCCTAGTTGTATTCGATCCAGTTTGGTTTTTTACTGCCAATATCTGATCTGCTGTAAAGTTTCCGTTAAGTGTTATATCTTTACCCGTAGCTGCTGACGAAGCAAGGGTTGCTATTCCTGTCCCATTCGCGGTGACTTCAAATGTCGCAGAATCAGTATCGGTTCTCGTATATGAAACTGAAACTATGGTGCCATTAAATTCAGCAGTACGCCCAGAGGCGGAGGAATATGCTCGATTTCCAGGGCCTCTATAGTATGAACCGCCGCCAGTATTTCCGTTTCTACCAAATTCCATCACAGAAGATTCTACTGATAACCATTTTGTTCTTGTGTTATCGTATCTCATCTCCATATCTAGTGCTGTATTATAATACCTGTCCCCATCTGACGGAGCTGGTGCAGTTGGATCTGTTGCCGAACTAGTATAGTGTTGTATTCCATTGTAAGTTCCTGCATTATCAATATCGCCTGTTGCATCTAGAGCACCAGTTAAAATGATATTTGAATTAGAAGTTATTCCATTAACAGTAATGCTGTTTGTTGTGGTGTTACCTCTGCCTGTTACATCATCTAATGTATCGGTTTCTGTAATCGATAATGCTGTTCCGTCACCGATGAACGATCCAGTGAAAGATCCGCTGAAAGTAGATCCGCTTATATTGTTCTCCAATGCTGCTGCACCTTCTGGTGTCGGCAATGAACCCCAAATATAATCAGAGTCTATTATCTGCATTACACCACTATTAGATGCTTTCAGGGTGACAATAATCACATTACGCGGATCTGCCGCAGATGGGATGATACTCTCAACAAGGTCGTTCCTTACTTCAAACCCTATTAGCACTCTTACTGCACAAACCACCCTGTCGAGGTTATGTGTTACAGTTATAGAACTGGTCGTAGTAAAGTCTTGCGTATATAATGCTACAAATCCACCTGCCATTTTCTTTCTTCCTTCCTTCTATGCTCTAAATATGATGAGCATGGTCTACTACCTTACCATCTGAAAATTTAACACCTTCGATTACAACTGCCCATACAGTAATATCTTGGTTAGGTGTGCCATCATTAGTAAGTTCAAACCTAATCGCTATTATATCATCCTCATAATAAGAACTGATGTCGTATGAATCAAAGTGAGTTTTAATCACCTTACTGTCTAGATTTGCTGCCGGGAGTGTTATTCCATCTGGGATGAGATTCGCCACAATTGCTGATGCTGCCTTTGCGGTGAATGTTTCCGTAGCACTAAAAGATCGTAAAACTGGTTCTTCGCCGCCAGCTGGGTCTGCCACTTCTACCCCGGCGGCTTCAAGAGCTAACAGTGACATCGTTCCAGTTGGGGGAGATGTTTGTGTAGAATTATTTGACAAACTATAAATCAGATTTACTCGCAAAGGGTATGAGGTACATATACCGCCTGGCAATGCGAACTGTGTATAGATAGCATCTCCTGTTTGGTTCAGTAGACTGTTCTTCATGTTGTGGTTCCACCCAGTAACTCCGCCGCCAGAACCGATAGCGGGATTGGCACTGATTACTCCGCCCGTCTCGCCAAAGATGTTGCCTGTTCCAGCGATAGTTTCTCTCCACATCGCCAACCCGTTTGCATTTCTTTGACCGATGCCATTGAAGGTGGCAATGTGTGGCGATAGATTGATGTATTCAAGAGACACAGGGGCAGTAGAACCAGTTGCAACTATTCTTATTCTAGACCAGTACCCCTCAATACCTCTGATTGTTTTTTCTACCCAACTTCCACTAACTGTCGATGCTTCCCCGTATTGAATGTCTTCTTTTATATTGCTTCTCATAAACACATTGTTCGCGTATCGGTGACTGTGTACGACTGAGGTTGCTTGGGCGGGTGTTTCTTCCCATGCCGTTCCGTTCCATACATCGAAAGCATAAGACCCGCTTATATCTCCGACAGATGTTTTGTGTTGAAACCCGTAATGTTTCAAACTTAGATTTGTGGATGAAAATCGATTGCTACACATCAATATGGTAGATCCAGCGGAGGCGGTTTGAAATGTAAATGTAGAACCTGTTAGTGAAGATGCTTCGGTACTGATGTCGATGAAATTACCACCATCAGAGACAGTGGTGGCGGTATCATCAGTTGACAGAAAAGTCACCTTGTCGCCATACTGACCACCTTGACCCATAAGTGTGCTGTTGCCTTTCTCTGGAAACCCGACTCTTAGGTCCGAACCAAGAACACGCAATGCCGCTGTCCTTGTTGTTGAATTCTTTTGGTAGAACTGCATCGCAAAATCAGCATCTAGGGCGGCAGGGGGGAATGAGAATGCTGGTTCAAAAACACCGTTCAAAGAGATGGAACTGGCAGTAGTGAATGTCACCGCAGGGTCCACAAAACCCGTAAATTGTGCCACTTCCACCTTGCCTCCCGCGAGGTCAAAATCTACGCCGTCTTCGGCAAAATAAAATGCGTTTAAGCAACTAAACAAGTTAACATTAAAAACATTGTTTGTTGAAGTGCCGCTCATATACATGGCATTCGTAACATTCGAGTTACCGACATTGAGTGAAATAAGCTGGGTTCTGCCTGTTCCTATCGCCTGTATAACATTGTTTACTGTCCCAGCACTTGCTGGCACATGGATAGACTCAAAAGCCATTATCCCACTTCGAACTGTTGCTAAACTATTGACACCGCCGAGATCTAACCTAATCTCCGACCCTATCATCTTGCTGCTGTTGCCAGACCCAGAGTGTTCAATAACAATTCCGTCTCCAAGACCAGAGGCACCATCACCAAAGAATGTCAAGTTACTGATGCCGGATGTCTTTCCTGCTGATCCAGTATATACGACAGATGCCAAGTTAGACCCGGTTGGAACATTGAATGACAGATTATCTATATACGAGTCATCACTGAGTGTCATGATGTTTGATAGAGAAGATGTTGTTCCAATTCGTGTTACTGCCCATCCGCCAATGCCTCTAACAGTTACACCAACAGGAACAGTAAGGTTATTTTCGGGATACTCTCCTGGGAAGACATGTATAGTCTCGCCGTCAACAGAAACCCCAAGAGCTGATGACAAAGTGGTGTAAAAGGTCGATTTGCCAGTGTCGTCTATTAGGGCGACAGTGCCAGAAGCAAGTGTTACTTCTGCTGTTGCTGAACCGTCGTAAGTAAATGCTTCAATGCCGTGGCCACCTGTAAGAGCGTTTGTTACTTTACCTGCTTCGTCAGCATAAGAAGCAGTTCCAAGAAGGTTGCCAGTTACATCGCCAATCAAATTCCCCAGAACATTGCCTGTAAGATTTCCAACCACGTCACCTAATACATTACCAGTTACATCGCCAGTTAGGTTACCAAGCACATTGCCTGTGACATCGCCAACCAAATCACCGCTAAACGAACCAGTTATTGTTTTGTTGGTAAGTGTCTGAACTCCAGTGAGAGTAACAACCGTGCTATCTATCTCCACCGTTGCGGTGGAAGATCCATCATAAGTAAAGGAAGTAATTCCTGTCCCACCGGTAAGTGCGTTGGATACTTTTCCTGCCTCAGTAGCAAAAGATGCGGTTCCTACCAGATCTCCGGTGATATTGCCCAACACATTACCAGTTACATCACCGGTTAGATTGCCAAGAACATTTCCTGTTACATCGCCAGTTAAGTTGCCAAGCACATTACCAGTAACGTCTCCTGTAACATCCCCGACAACATTACCAAGAAGATTTCCTGTTACATCGCCAACCAAATCACCGTTGAAAGATCCAGTAATTGTTTTATTAGTAAGAGTTTGAACTCCCGTAAGGGTAACAACCGTACTATCTATCGCAACTGTTGCGGTAGAAGACCCGTCATAAGTGAATGGGAGGATTCCTGTTCCTCCTGTCAGAGCATTAGTTACTTTCCCTGCTTCTGTAGCGAAAGAAGCAG